CGCAGGGACGACGGCGCTGCCTTCGACGACCTGCCGTTCTAGGACGATGGGCAAGCCAGCCTGCATGACGGACCACGAGTGGGCCGAGTGGATGGCCCTGAACCAGCAGTGCCGGACGATGGCCACGTCCCCGTGCGCCGACTGCACGCCGGCCTTCCGCGACCTGATGGTCGCGGAGCAGTCCTGCGACGGGGAGCTCGACGCCTACATGCGGCGCGAGCTCCTGAACGCGATGAAACGCGACACCGCCCGACTGGCCGCCCGCATCCGCGCAGCGTACCTGGAGGGCCTGGCGATGCGCGAGGTCGCAGCGTTGGTCGGCGTCAACGAGAACACGGTCCGCAAGCACGTCAGGGCAGCATCGGGCGGCATCGACCTGCGGAACCCGCGGAACCGAGCCGTCTACCGGGGAGGGATCGCAGCGTGAACGCAGTGGAGAGGCCGTAGGACCATGCCTTGGGTCAAGGTCGATGACCACTTCGATGAACACCTGAAGCACGCCCGCGTTGGTCCGCCAGGGTGGGGCTACTGGCTGGCCGGCCTGGCTTACTGCAACCGCAATCTGACCGATGGCTTCATCCCGTACTCCGTGGCTTACAGCCTGGCTGGTTGGCAGGTCTGGGACGACCCGGTCGATGATCACGAAGGCCGCGAGCGCATCTGGACCTACGGCGTCAGCAGCGGGATGAGCGGTGAGGACCTGGACGGTAACTGGATCGTAACGCGGTTAGTAACAGCCGGATTGTGGGAGCCAGTCGTCGGTGGCTTCCTCGTCCATGACTATCTTGACTACAACCCGAGCCGCGCACAGGTCCTTGAAGAGCGTCTCAGAGTGCGCGGCAGGGTGCAGAGGCACCGTAACGCTGGAGGTAGCGCCGGAGGTAACAGCGTTAGTAACGGGGGTGTAACACCCGCCCCCGTACCCGTACCCGTACCTAGTGCTCAGAAGACTTCGTCTTCTTCGCACTCTCAGGTGCGCGTGCTTGTGAACGACCGCGAGGGACTTCCTCACATCACCGCAGAAGTCCAGGGGGCCGGGGAGGCCATCACGGGCTCCGGCATCCTCACCGCAGGGGACAAGCAGCTCACCGAGCTCGACAGGCTCGTGGAGACCCACGGCGCCGACGCCGTCATCGGTGCCTTCCGGGAGATCGGCAAGGGCACCTGGCGGCAGCTCGTCTGGGGCGCCATGAAGCGCCTCGAGCCCATCCCCGCCGCTCCCTCGACGCAGGAGAGCCGGAAGGCGGAGGCAGAAGAGGCGGAGCGCCGCCGCTGGGAGCGGTCCCTGGCAGAGAACAAGCGCCGCCGCGAGGAGTTGGGACTGGCACCATGATCCAACGTCGTCGTCATCCGAACCGCCCACCCGCCGACATCGACCACTGGCCCGTCACGGCCCGCCTCGAGCACCTCGGCGGCGTCCCGGTGGCTCACGGCATCCCCGGCAAGTCGGCCACCATCCCTGACCCGGCGAAGGTGGCGAAGCATCGTCTCTGGCTGGCGAAGCGACGCGGAGCGGACCGATGACGGAAGACATCCGCAGCAGGCTCGGTGCCCAGCGCGTCGCTGACGCGAAGCGTCGGCACCGTCATCGGTGGAACCGGTTCGCCGTCATGCCCGGCGGCCCGATCGGCAGTCCAGCTTGCGCCTGCGGCGCCATCAAGGACGAAGCCAAGTCTCGCAAGGGTCGCAACAGCCGTGCCAGAGGCAACGCCTTCGAGCGCGAGGTGGCCGCGAAGCTCGGCCTTCGCCGCGTCGGCCAGTACGGCGGGAAACCGGACGCGGCCGGCGACTGGATCACGGTGCAGTGCAAGAACGGTGCCGCCTTCCCTGAGCGGCTCTGGCGCTGGCTGGAGGAACTGCCCAAGGATGCGCAACGGCTACGCGCCCTCGTCATCAGTGACGCGCCAGGGCCCGGTCATCGCAGGAGGGAGGTCATCGTCATGGATCTGGCTGAGTTCCTTGCGTGGTTCGGGCCGTCATGAGCATCGACGCGCTGATGGCGCTCTGGGGAGTGGTCCTCGTCGTCATCTTGTGGGGCGCGTGGTGCGCCTGGGGGAGTGAGGCACGTTCAGCGCGCAGGAGAAAGGAGGTGGATGATGGCCGAGGATAGCGAGTGGACGCCCCCGGAGCCGCTGGAGGTCCGGCTCCGTCGTCGCGAGCAGATGATCGCCGACCGGGACTCCGGCATGACGCTGTCGATGCTGTCAGCGAGGTACGGACTGTCGCGCGAGCGATGCCGTCAGGTCATGGCGAAGGAACCGGTGGCGCTGGGCCTGTCCCGCCGCGAACAGTTGGAGCGCCGGCGTGCATATTTGCTGCGCCGCCGAGAAAGGTGGGCCGTCCGGTCGAGCCCGGCCGCGCTCCAGAACGTCCTGCGTCTGGACGCGGAGCTGGCCGACATCGCAGACGAGCTTGCCGACGACGACGCCCAGCGCCCACTCGTCAATCTTGTCCACACCCCTTGACAGCAGGCTGATGGTCTGCCATACTGCAAGCACACGGGGGAGAGCCCGACAGCAGGAGAGGTGAGATGGCAACGTTCAATCGCTACTACAAGGCCACCCGCACCGACGGCACCGACTTCTTCACGGGCACCGTTGACTACGCGGCAGTGTGCGGCACCGGCGAGGTCATCCGCCATCCTGCTGCGCGCAGGGTCCGCAACGATCCGTCCACGTATCTGTCCGTCAGCACCAGCGAGGCGGACTGCACCGGCTTCAGGTGGCCCGCCCGCCTGTTCCGCGTCGAACCGGTGGGGCGTGTCATGGGCTCAGGCAAGAGGCCCCTCAGGGCCTCGCCCAACAAGCGCGCCGTGTCGGCCCTGCGGGTCATCGAGGAACTGCCCTCGTGGCGCCTGTTCGGTCCGAACGGGGAGAGTGTCGTGGCACTCGCCGAGCGCACTGAGCGCCTCACGCCCGACGAGAAAGAGCGGCTGGCCGCAGCGTGGGACGCATCGAGGGACGCATCGAGGGAAGCGGCGTGGGACGCAGCGTGGGCCGCATCGAGGGAAGCAGCGAGGGACGCAGCGAGGCACGCATCGAGGGAAGCAGCGTGGGACGCAGCGTGGGAAGCAGCGTGGGACGAAGCGTGGTTCGCAGCGTGGTGCGTAGCCAGGGGAGCGGCGTGGGACGCAGCGTGGGCCGCAGCGAGGGCCGCAGCGTGGGCCGCAGCGGTGGCCCTCATCGTCCGCGACCTCATCAGCGTCGAGCACTTCGACACCCTGTACGGACCGTGGCGCAGCGTCATGGAGGCCACCGATGACTGACCACGCTGATGACTGACATCCGCTCGCGGCACTACCTGTCGCTCATCCGCACAGGGCTGCCTGAGTGTGGCGGGTGCCACGCCGAGTGGCCCTGCGACGCCATCCGTGAAGCCGACAGGGCGGACTTGGAAGAGGACCGGGCCGACCTCGCTGAGTCGATGTTGTCGATGTGTCGTGCTGACCTGGCCAAGGCCGAGGACGCTCTGGCTGAGTGTCGAGCCAAGTGGGACCGCACCCACTCCCAGGTCGAGCGGGACCGTGACGAAGCGAGGGCGCAGCGTGACGCTGCCCGCTCTGTGTCGGCTGAGTGGGAGCGCCGTGCCGAGAGGGCCGAAAGTGCTCTGGCCGCGATCTGGAGCCTGCCCAAGGGCTGGAGCATCACCCACCACGGCGACGGATGGTGGGCTCACGACGACGCGGACGTGAGAAAAGCGGCCAAGTGTCCGTCCCCTGAAGCGGCTGTCGCGCAAGCGTTGGAAAACGCTGATGACTGATGACATTCGGACCCGGCACGTTGACGGGGCGGCATTCCAGTCCAACACCTGTTTCCATGGCCCGACGAACGCACGGCATGAGTGTGGGCGGTGTGACACCACTGTCGTCCTTGACGCGCTCGACAAGGCCGAGGCTGCGCTGGCCGAGATGGGGCGCCTGTATGAGGCGCATCTGAACAACGCGCTCGAACAGCGCGATGCTGCCCGCGCCGACGCGGAGCGGCTGGCGCTGCACCTTCGCAACGCCATCGCTGACCTCATCGGTGACTGGGAGTTGCTTGGTGGCCCACAGATGCGGTATGCAGATGCCGATGCAGCCCTCGCCGCCCACGACGCGCTGCTGAAAGAGGACCACGCCGATGAGTGACACCCGCTCACGGCACGCCCCATGCTGCTGTGACGCCATCCGTGAGGCCGACCGGGCGGACGACCTCACGACCCCGACCGGGAAGCGACTCTGCGAACCGCAGACGTTCCTTGATGACGATGGCCCCGGCTTCGTGACCGTCGACATCGACCCGGCCACCATCGCGGCCATCGAGGCCGAGGCCCGCCAGCAGGCCGAGGCTGCGCTGGCCGAGTGGAAACGGCGGGCTGCCGAATTCCGTGATGTTGCCGATGCCGCCCGCGCCGACGCAGAGCGGCTGGCTGGAGCGATGGACCACGCGGGCATCCCAGCCTGCTTCCCGACGAGCGGCGGGACCGATGGCGTCTGGTGCGTCACCCATGACACGCCGATGGACGAGACCGAGAGGTGCGAGGCGCGTGTCGCGTGGGATGCAGCCCTCGCCGCCCACGACGCGCTGACACGACCAGACTCGTCGCCAGAGCGAACCTCGTCACGCCAGAAGGCACGCGCCGTCCATCTCCGCGAGCACGCCGAGGACGAGAGCGACCCCGGCGAATGGTGCGCCCGCTGCGGCGAGCTGGACGAGCCCAAGGAGAAACGCCATGCCTGACATGACCATCGACCGCGCCACGAACGGCTGGATGCTCACCGCCGCCGACGGCTTCACGGAGGTCGTCCAGGAGCACGGCACCCCGGAGGAGGCCGCCGCGGAGATGCTCCGCGTCGTCGCGGAGTACCTCGGTCCCTTCGGTGGCCGTCACTCCGCGCAGCGCGTCCGCATCGTCATCGAGCCGGGAGACAAGCACCATGACTACCACCCGCAGCCCTGCTCCGATTGTGAGTGCCGGTGCGATCCCGATGTCTCGTGAGCGAGACGGTAGCGGCGTTATCGCCCGCCTGAAGCGCATCCCTTCACTCTTCCGCCGACATCGAAGGGTTCCGCTCCCGCCCTGCGACGAATGCGAGCCGCCGCAGCCCGTCGACGCCTACGTGGCAAGCCTTACGGTGAGGACGCGGTGAGGCGCCTCCCCTGCGGTCACGCAGACATCGGCCCGATCCGTCCCTTCCAATGCATCTGCGAGTGGAGAGCATGGCGTACCTCATCGGCCTCGACGGCCGCGTCCACATCCACCGACGCTTCGCCGACCAGGGAGAGTCCGAAGCGTGGTGCGGACACCGTGTCCGCCCCGTCTATCTGGCCGACTTCGTGAAGGTGCCGCGCCAGCACCAGCAGCAGTGCCTGCGCTGCCAGGACGTCAAGCACGAGGAGGGGAAGCGATGAGGGAGGAGTCGCCTATCGACATGCTGAGCACGAGAGCCCCCGACGTCGCTGGAGGAGTCGGGGGCTCCTCCGCATCTGCGCGTCTGCTCTGTCCCCGCTGCGGGTCGGTGAACAGTCGTCGTATCAACTCCCGCCGATACAACGCCAAGCGCCTTTCGGACCATAACGTCGTCGCCCGTCCGCACCGCTGCTGCTGCTGCGGGAAGGAGTGGGTCAGCATCGAGACTCCGCTGCTCGGGAAGATGGCCGAGGCCGTCCTCTCGGTGCTGGACGGCTAGTTCTGCAACGATCGTTGCGCGCTCGTGCTCACGCCAGGGCAATCAGTGGAAGAACCTCGTACTCCCGGGGTGCACTTGTCTGACGAAGCGATGGCCTGGCTGGCGAATAACGACCCCGACTACGGCCAGATGGGCGAGGACGCCTACGGGGACCTTTACGGCATCTCAACGCGCAAGAAGGCCAACGAACGCCGCCGACGCGAGAGAAGCCTGACGCCCGATCTCATCGACCACGAGAGAAGCGACTACTACCACTGTCCGGCCTGCCACCGTAGGGCCACCATCGCCGCACACACGGTCGATTGATATACCAGTGCGAGGTCTGCACCCGCCTCGCTGACCAGTACGTCCGCTACATCATCCACCTCGACATCGGTCATCCGCTCGGTGACCTTGCGCGGGCCGTCGAGCCCGCGCTGCTCGGCTCCACTGCCATCGATGAGTCGCCGCCCAAGCATCCGCGCGTCTGGGACCGCTGGGACCGGGGCGGCAAGAGCGGGCCACCGGTCCGCACCATATGCCCCGGCCCCTGGGACGCGAATGCGTCATGTCACCGGGAGCGGCAGCGAAGCTAGGGACTCGCACCGCTAACCAGGTCTCGCCACCAGGTCGCCCTGGGCGTTGCGTAGCCCGGCATGCGCGCTGGCCTGGTGGCGAGACCAGCCACCATCTGAGCCGCCGTCATGGCGGCACTCCCCCGGCGGTTTCGCCCGTCGGGCCCCTGGGGCGGTGCCGCTGCGCGTCCCCCTTCCGCGCGCCACCGCCCCATCCTCACCCCGCGCGAGGCACCGATGGACTCTCTGCTCCCAGCCCTGAGTGCCGCCGTCATCACGTTCGCTGCGGCGGTCGCGTCCTTCGCTGCGGCTCGCCGCTTGGGCCTCACCGCCGTGCAGCGGTCCTTCGCAGAGGAGAGTGCCAGGTTGGCGAACACGCAGGCAGCCCGCATCGCCGTCCTGGAGGCCGAGCGCGCCGAGGACCGCGAAGAGATCGAGCGACTGAAGAGCAAGGTGCGCTATCTGCAGGATGAGAACGATGAGTTGCGTCGTCGTCTCGACGTCATGGAGCGCATCCTCACAGAGCGAGGCATCGGATGACGCTAGAGTCTGAGCCCGTCCTCCTCGCGCTGCTGACCGGCGCCGGCTTCGGGGCCATCATCCACTGGGTCTGGTGCTGGAGCCCCGGCAAGACCGCCGCCGTGCTCGTCCTGCTCTACATCATGCAGACGCTGGCGCAGCAGGTCTGGCGCGTCCTCGACGGCGTCGGCACCGTGGAAGAGGCGTTCATCGTCGGCTTCTACCGGCTCGCGTTCGCCATCGGCGCCGTCGCCATCGTCGGCCTGCTGCACAGGAGATGCGAGTGACCCCCTACCGCGTCGTCTTCGCCTCCGAGCAGCTCCTCGGGCCGGTCGACGGTCCCCTCAGCCGCGGCTGCCGTGTCTCGACGCTGCACCACGGCTACCAGGTCGCCACGCTGGGCGAGTACGTCCTCCTGCCCACGGGCCGTCTGAAGGGCCGTGCTGCCCTGACCGCGGACCTTCGACGAGGCTGGCGCGGCTTCGAGTCCACGCACGACCCGGACGATCCCGACCAGGGCGACGTGCCGGAGATCTGCCGTCGCCTGGCCCCTGGCCTGCCGCTGCCGGTCATCACCGAGAGCAGCGACTGGGGCGACGTCCTCGCCCACCTCGACACCGGCAAGGCAGTCAGCATCGCGCTGAAGCTGTCCCGCCTCCCCGCATCCTCCCCGCTCCGCAAGTACACCGCCGCCGCCCATCAGGTGCTCATCTACGGGCGCCGGAACGGCGACACGCTCCTGGTCGACCCGATGCACCCGCCCAGTGACACGTACCGCGGTGAGTGGGTGCCGCTCGGTGACGTGCGCCAGGCCGCGGAGGGCTTCGGCAAGTTCTACTTCGAGCTGTTCCCCATCGGCGGCTTCACGCAGGAGAAGCTCGCGACGAAGGACCTGCGGGCTGCACTCGCGGCCAGTGACCGCAGGATCGAGCGACTCACCGACCGCAATGACGAGTTGACCACGAAGGTCGGCACGCTGACCGTGGAGAACGCCATCCTGAAAGCCCAGAGCGCGAGCGCCGAGGAGGCCGCCGAGGCTGCGCACGTCGCGCTGCTCGATGAGTTGCACGAATGGGAGGTCGCCCAGCGTGCCTAGCACAGGAGGAGAGTGCGGGATGTCCAAGGACGAGAGCATCAACATCGAGGAGGAGGTCTCCACCAGGCTGGAGCAGGCTGTGGCCGACGCCATCGCCAAGGTGGCATCCGTTGCCGGTTCGTCCGGTACATCCACCGGCAACGTCCAGGCCGACGCTGGCATCGCCGGCCGCTACGCCGGGTCTGGCACCGACTACGGCAACGATACGGGCCAGGCGGAAGCCTGGAACAATCTCAACCTTCGACGCGCGGAGAACCAGGAAGCCTTCGACCAGGCGCAGCGCCTGCTCGTGCTTCAGGGCCTCGGCAACGCGCAGGCGCTCGGCAACCGCCAGAACCAGGGCGGCGAAGCCACCACGCAGCGCCTGAACGCGATCCAGGAGAACTCGCTGATGTTCGACAACGACTGGCTCGTCGCGGTCGGACTGCGCAACCCGGTGTTCCTCGACGCCATCGCGGCCCGGGTCATCGAAGTGATGGGCGAGAAGGAATAGCCGTTTCATGGGGCGGCCCTGCATGGGCCGCCCCCACACCGAGGTCGACGCATGAGGCTCGCCGCCATCCTGGCCCTGACCATGGCCATGGCTCCCGCTCCCGCGCAGGGCACCGATGCCGAGGCTGATGCCATCCTGGACATCTCCGTCGCATGGGCCCGCGAGACCGACCCGCTCTCCAACGAGTCCTATCTGGCGGACCTCGCCGCGCTGGCCCAGGACGCCTCGCCGGCCTGCGTCGCCTACGCCTCGAGCCTCTTCGCCGCCATCGCCATCTGGGACACCGCGTGGGACAACGGCACGCAGTTGGGGATGGACTGGGCCAACCTCATCGCCTCGATGCTCGAGCGCGACGCCTACTCCTGCCGCATCGCCACCTGAAGGAGGACGCCCGTGCTCCGTGACTTCGCCGTCTGGGTCCAGGATATCCTGCGCTCCGAGCCCGTCCTGCTGCTCGCTCTCGTGCAGGCCACGCTCGGGATGCTCGTCGGCTTCGGCCTGGGCTGGACCGGCGAGCAGGTCGCCCTCGTCACGGCCTTCGCCGCTGCGGTCCTGGGCGTCATCGCCCGCCAGCGGGTGACGCCGGTCTGACCCGATGGCCGAGACCACGGACGCGCGGCACCAGACGCAGGAACGGCAAGACCGCTCCCCCGCATTCTTCACGATGGAGGAGTACCGCGCCGTCATCGAGCTCGCCTATCAGACCACGTCGCTCGTCTTCTGGACGCGCGGTGCCAGCGGCGACCTCCAGCCGCTGCTGATGCCGGTGGACGTCGCGGTCTTCCAGGTGCAGTGAGGCCCTGCTTGGAGCCAGGCTGCCCGAACCTTGCGCGCTCGACGCGCTGCTCCGTCCACGTCAGGGCCCGTCAACGTCAGCGCGGTTCACCGACGCAGCGAGGCTACGGCGCGGAGTATCAGCGCCGCCGCAGGGCCCTGCTCGAGCAGTGGGTGGCCGACCACGGCTGGGTCTGCCCCGGCTACCGTGAGCGTCCGCATCCCGCACGCGACCTCACCGCGGACCACGTCGTCCCGGTGGCCGAGGGTGGCAGGGACGGCCCGTTGAGCGTCCTCTGTCGTCGGTGCAACGGCCGCCGCGGCCAGGAGACGCAGCGAGCGGCACCGTAGGGCACCGGGGGGGAGGGGGCACCGCGAGAACGGATACTCCCTCCCAGTACCCCGGCCCAGGCGTAGAGACATACGGAATGGTTACATCCCCAGCCCTGGAAGTGTTCTGATGGGTCAACGCGGACCAGCGCCACAGCCAGCCAAGCTCCGGATGCTCAAGGGCGAGACCCGCCCGTCGCAGCTCAAGGACGCCCCGAAGCCGCAGGACCCGCCGCAGAAGCCCCAGGGCATGACGCCGGAGGCCGCGGAGGTCTGGGACCGCGTCCTCGCGGCCATCGCCGACACGCGCCACATCGGCCAGGCGCACGCCGACACCTTCCGCACCTACTGCGAAGTGACCGCGCGTCTCTTTGCCCATGTCGACCCGATGTCCAGGGAGTGGCGAGACCTTGCCAACAGCCACCGTCAACTCGCCCGCGAGCTCTGCCTCACGCCAGCGACGGGCGCCAGCCTCGTCAAGGTCACCGCGTCCGAGCGCAAGCTCGACCGCTTCCTCGCCTGACTGCGGCCATCGCGCCTGCGACTTCATCCAGGCGCTCTGCCGGAACACGATCGGACCGACCGCCGGGACGTACATCCGCCTGCGCCCGTGGCAGCACGACATCCTGCACGGGATGCTCGACAAGTCCGGGCAGCCTCGGACGCGCTACTACTACGTCGGCCTTCCGCGCAAGAACGGCAAGGCGCTCGCCCTGACCACGCCCATCCCGACCGCGACCGGATGGACGACGATGGGGGACATCGAGGTCGGCGAGGTCGTCTTCGATGAGCGCGGCCGACGATGCCGCGTCGTCGCCACCACCGAGGTGCTGCTGGACCGGCCCTGCTATCGGGTCTCGTTCTCCGATGGCTCGGCCATCGTGGCCGACGCGGGACACGAATGGTATGTCGAGCCGCGCTGGGGCAAGCCGGCCATCCTGTCGACCGAGCAGATGGCGGGTCGCGTGAGGGTCGGGCACCGCCCCGCCATCCGCGAGCATCGGTATCGCATCCCGGTCGCCGCGGCGCTCGACTGCGAGGATGCCGACCTGCCCATTGCCCCGTACACCCTGGGCGCCTGGCTCGGTGATGGACACACGGCTGCAGCACGGATCACCGTCGCCGATGCCGAGGTGCTGTCAGCCATCGCCGCGGATGGCTACGCCATCGGGTCGCCCACGCGGGCGAACACTCCGGCGTACGGCATCGGCCTGGCGAGGGCCGGACACGAGGCGCTTCAGACGACGATGCGCGCCGAGGGCCTGCTCGGCGACAAGCACATCCCGACCGCCTACACGCGAGCCGGCCGGTCCCAGCGACTCGCGCTCCTGCAGGGGCTGATGGACACCGACGGCCACGTCACGAGGCGCGGGCAGTGCGAGTTCACGACGACCCTGCCACGGCTGGCCGCCGATGTGCTCGAGCTGGTGCGCTCGCTCGGTATGAAGCCGACGATCCGAGAGGGTCGCGCCATGCTGGCCGGACGTGACTGCGGCCCCAAGTGGCGCATCCAGTTCCACGCCAACGCGCAGGTCTTCCGCATCGCCCGCAAGGCCGAGCGCGTCGACGGCAGGCGGGCCCGCTCTGCGTCTCGCCACATCACCGCCATCGAGCCGGTCCCATCGGTCCCCGTCCGCTGCATCGAGGTTGACTCGCCCTCGCGCCTGTACTTGGCCGGCGAGGCGATGGTGCCGACGCACAACTCCACGCTCGGTGCCGCGCTCGCCATCTACGCGCTGGTCGCCATGGGCGAGGACGGCGCGCAGGTCTACTCCTGCGCCGGTGACCGCAAGCAGGCGAGCATCGTCTTCGATGAGGCGAAGCGCATGGTCCTGGCCGAGCCGGAGCTCGCCAGCCTCATCCGCGTCCAGCGCTGGCACCTCGAGGGTCCGCGCAACAGCGTCTACCGCGTCCTGTCAGCGGACGCCCAACTCCAGCAGGGCCTGAACCCGTCCTTCGTCGTCTTCGACGAGGTGCACGTCCAGCCCGACCGCGACCTCTGGGACGCGATGGTCCTGGGCATGGGCGCCCGCGCCCGTCCCATGATCGTCGGCATCACGACGGCGGGCTGGGACCGCACCTCGCTCGCGTGGGACCTCTTCGAGCGTGGCAGGCGCGGCGAGATCGGCTTCTGGTGGAGCGAGCCCCGCGACAGCAAGGCCGACTGGCAGGACCCCGCCGTCTGGCGGGAGGCGAACCCGGCCCTCGGTGACTTCCTCTTCGAGGAGGCGCTGGTCGAGGACGCCAAGGTCACGCCGGAGGCCAGCTTCCGCCGCTATCACCTCAACCAGTGGACGACGACGCACGACGCCTGGCTCCCGCACGGCGCGTGGGACGCCATCGCCGACCCGGCACGGAGCTTCGCCCCGGATGCCCCATTCGTCGCCTTCCTCGATGGGTCCTGGTCGAACGACTCCACCGGCATCGTCGCCTGCACCCTGGACGAGCCGCACCTCTCGGTCCTCGGCCACTGGACTCCTGACGAGGCGCTCGGCCACGTTGACATGGGCGACATCGAGGCCCGGACCCGCGAGGTCCTGGCGATGCCGGGATGCCGCGGGCTGGCGTTCGACCCCGCCCGCTTCCAGGACTTCTTCGCCCGCCTCGAGGCGGATGGCCACCGGGTCATCGAGTGGCCCACGAACTCGCTGGCTCGCATGGTGCCAGCCTGCCAGGAGTTCTACGCCTCGGTGATGGAACGCAAGCTCACCCATGACGGCGACCCGCGCCTCGCATCGCACGTCGCCAACGCCGTGCTCAAGGAGGACAGGCACGGCCCGCGCATCGTCAAGGAAGCCAAGTCGAGCTTCCGCAAGATCGACCTCGCGGTCTGCGCCGTCGGCGCCTATGCCGAGGCGCGCCGCCTGGCGACCACCGTGAACCCGGAGCCGATGATCGCATGGGCCTGACCCCGCGCCGCCTCGCCGCCATCTCCGTGCTGCTGGGAGCCCTCGCCGTCGCCGTCGCCATGGGCGCGCTCTTCTCCCCGCCGGTCGCCCTGCTCGTGCTCGGCGTCGGCGCCATCGTCCTCGGCCTTGAGGAGCTCCTGCGATGAGTCTGCTGCGTGCCATGCTCGGTCGGGACACGACGGTGCGGTCCGATACCTGGGGCCACGGCCTGTCCTTCTCCGACTACCTCGGCCTGTTCACCTTCGACGGTCAGTCCTACCCCTTCGGCTTGGCCCTCAACCAGACGATGACGGGCGTCAAGCAGGAGATGGCCGACGGCACGTTCACGTCCTACTCGACGCTCATCTATCGCGGCAACGGCGTCGTCTTCGCCTGCATGTTGGCGCGCATGGCGCTCTTCAGCGAAGCGCGCTTCCAGTGGCGCCGGATGACGGACGGCAGGCCCGGCGAGCTGTTCGGTGACCCGTCGCTGGCCATCCTCGAGCATCCCTGGACGGGTGCCACGACGGGCGACCTGCTCACGCGCATGATGGTCCACGCCGACCTGGCCGGCAACGCCTACGTCGCCCGCACCCCGACTGGACTGCGCGTCCTCCGTCCTGACTGGGTGGACATCATCATCGGGTCCACGACCGACCCGACGGTGGACTCGACCGACGTCGACTCCGACGTCATCGGCTACGTCTACTGGCCCGGCGGGCGCAGCAGCGGCAGGGAGCCGGAGACCTTCCTGCGCTCGGAGGTCGCGCACTTCGCGCCCATCCCCGACCCGCTGGCGCGCGTCCGCGGCATGAGCTGGCTCACGCCGATCGTGCGCGAGGTCGCTGCCGACTCGGCCGCCCGCGACCACAAGCTGCGCTTCTTCGAGAACGCAGCGACGCCGAACATGGTCGTCCGTCTCGACAAGGACGCCGCGGCCAGCCAGACGCCGAAGGCGTTCGAGGAGTGGGTCGACCTCTTCAAGAAGAAGGAGCCGCGCGGCTCGCAAGTCTACAAGACGATGTACCTGGCCGGCGGCGCCGACGTGACCGTGGTCGGCAAGGACCTCCAGCAGCTCGAGTTCAAGGTCACTCAGGGCGCCGGTGAGACGCGCATCGCCGCCGCGGCCGGCGTCCCGCCCGTCATCGTCGGGCTCTCCGAGGGCCTCCAGGCCGCCACGTACTCCAACTACGGGCAGGCGCGGCGGCGCTACGCCGACCTGACGATGCGCCCCCTCTGGCGCAACGCTGCTGGCTCGCTCTCGGTCATCGTCCGGCCACCGGCCGGCGCCGAGCTCTGGTACGACGACCGCGACATCCCGTTCCTCGCCGAGGACCGCAAGGACGCCAGCGAGGTCGCCGCACAGGAGGCCCAGACCATCCGGACGCTGGTCGATGCCGGCTATGACCCGGTGTCCGTCGTCGCCGCGGTCAAGTCCGCCGACTGGTCGATGCTCAAGCACTCCGGCCTGTACTCCGTCCAGCTTCAGGCGCCCGGCGCCGTGGCGTAGCAAGGAGACCATCATGCTCGCTCCACGCGACGACCTCATCCGCATGACGCCGCTCGAGGCGTCCCAGGTGCGCTTCGAGCGCAGCAACGATGACGAGGACGGCGTGCTCGGCACGCTCGTCGGCTACGCCGCCGTGTTCGGCGTGGATACGGTCATCGACTCGTGGGAGGGCCGCTTCGTGGAGCGCATCGCCCACGGTGCCTTCCGCGACACGCTGAAGAAGAACGGCGAGCGCGTCAAGGTCCTCTTCAACCACGGCTTCGACCCGTCCATCGGTGACAAGCCGCTCGGCAAGCCGCGCACGATGCGCGAGGACCGCACCGGGCTCTGGGTCGAGGTCCCGCTCGATGACACGAGCTACAACCGCGACCTCGTCGCGTCGCTCCGCTCCGGCGCGCTGGACGGCCAGTCCTTCCGCTTCTCCGTCAACCGCGAGTCGTGGGCCGAGCCGGAGGGCGAGCTGCCCGTGCGGACCATCCAGGCCGTGACGCTCTACGAGTTCGGACCGGTCACCTTCCCGGCCTACCAGGCCACCACCGCCGGCGTGCGCGGGCGCGACGCCTACACCGCCTGGCGGACCGCTCATCAGACGACCGACGCCTCCGTCGCCGACCCTGGCACCGAGGCTCCCGGCGAAGCCGTCGCCGACCCTGG